TAACTGGATAGTTCTATAAGATTATTTATAAATTATTTAATTTTACTCAGGAAATGCTGGAAGGCTAACACTTTGGCTTCTTGCAATTGCTTGCTTGATGCTTTTCTGATAAACCTTTGAGTTTCCTCAATATCTCTTTCCACAAATTTTCCATCCACAAAAGCCCACTCCTTGCTTTCCATGATACCACGGACATAAGCGTCTGGAGCAGATGGGTCAGCAACGATGTCAGCGGCAGTAGATAACATGAAGTCATCTTGAACTACGTTAACACCTTCATTGTTCATTTTTAATGAACCAAGTGCTCTGGATGAAACACCAAGGTTTGCGCCGCCATCTAAAAGACCACGTGCAATATTACCCATTGGGGTTTCCATAATCTTTGCGCGACCAATGTAGTTAGTACCTTCTTTACGAAGGTCAACGATCATGTGGGATACACGGTCAAGATTAATGCTTGGAGTATCTGGGTGACCTAATTCACCGTATGCGCGATTCATTTTTACTGACTCTTGCATATAACGACCGACTTCTCTATCCATAACTGATTCTGGATACATACGACCGTTGCGGTTTTTTAGAGCTGATTGAAGGAAGATACCTTCAATAAAATATTCTTTTTTACCAGTCTTCTTATCTTCAACGATAAGATTAGTTGTATCGAATACTTCTTTAATTAGTTTCATGGTTATGCCTTATCTGGTGAACCGTCTAATGTAGTGCTAGCACCAACACGTGACGTATCATCATATGCGCCATAAGTGGCAGTTTCAACTTTAGTAGACCAACCAGCAACTTTACGCAATACCAAGAAACCAGAAACGTCTTTTGCTACACCGTTAGTAATAACGATATCATAAGTTGGGTCTAGGTTGATTGGGATGCCCCAAGAGTTAGCTTCCATATATGGAGCGTTCTCTGGTGCGCAAGCAATAACGATTTTGCTATTGCGGTTGATTGTAACTTTAGAACCAAGTTCACCCATAACGCTGAACTTAACGATGTTGACGTTAGGTGTATCAGAGTTGCGTGCTTGAGAAGCTGCAGCTAAGTTAGCGATGGTAATAGTACCAGACTCAGCAGCTGAAGATGTGAAATGAATCACAGTCTCTTGGTTTGTATTTTTGACAGTAGTTAATGTCATTGCCATTTGTTATTCTCCGATTCTTTCGAGTACATATAAAAAGTTCTGTTTTGACTCTCTCATATACTCAATTATTTCGTTTTGATTACATAATAAGTTATTTAGGTAATCTTGCGTTGACTCGCTGATAGCAATAACTGTACCGTCATTCAACGTATAATTCAACTTACCTTCGACCAAGCGGTCTAATTTGTTGTACTTGCGCAATTCACAGATAACTGGGTCTACTGAGAAGATGTTAGAAGAAGCCAATTCCAAGTATGATTCAATAAGAGTATCAGTTACTTTTACTTCGTGATATTCTTTAATGATCTCGGCTACTTTAGTATTTGGGATTTCTTCGTAAATTTCTTTTGTGACTTCCTCTACAAGAGAAGCAATTTGTTCCTCTTGTTCTTTGAGTTTGTGTCTTTCTAAGAATTGCTTGAAGTGCATATTACTCTTGTTCGGTACCAGTAGTAGTTTCTTCTTGCGGTGCAACAGCGTTAAACATATTATGCGCTACAGTAACTCTAAGGTCATCTAGCTTTGCAGAAATTTTCTCTGCCATTGCAGCGTTAAAAGCGTCTTCAGTTGCAACGGCATCACCAGTTGCAATTGCGTTAATTAATTCTAATGTTGTAGTCATAGTAACTCCTTAATTCCAATCAAATGAATCTTTTTGTTCGCCAGTAGGTTTCTTTTTACCTTCGGCTTTTTGTTCGCTCTTATCAGCAGATGCTTGAGACTTAGCTTGTTGAGCGGCAGCTTGAGCTGGGGCAGCTGGTTTAGATGCCGCTGGAGCAGCTTGACCTTGTTGCATAGCAGCTTGCTGTTGCATTTGAGCCTGTTGCTGTTGAGCTTGGAATTCCATAGTAGGCTGTTGTTGAGCCAACTGTTGGTCACCCTTATTCTGAGCGAACGTGATATTAGTTTGTAGACTTGCTTGAATTTGCTTGTCCATCAATTCGATTTGATCATCAGTCATACGCAATAGGTTACGTTTGATCCACTCGTCAGAGTAGAAACGACCAATGAACGGTTCGATTTGTTGCAACAAAGTAACACGTTGTGTTAACAATTCAGCGTCTTTTAGTTCGGCGTAGTGGTTATCTTCTAAGAAGTCGAAACGAATACCCTGACGGATTTCATCCCAATCTTTAATGTTGATAATATTCTTGGCAACTAATTGAACCTTCAAAGATTCCAAGAATAGCACAGCAAACTTCTTACGAAGTCTAACGATAAACTTATTGAATTTAACTTCGTCGCGAGTAATCTCGTTAGAACGACCAATACTGAAACCTTCAGACTGTTGCATACGGCTAACAGGAACGTTCAATGAATGGTATAGTTTGTTCTGGAAGTATTCGATGTCTTCGATCGCACCTAAGTTTTGACCACCTGGGAGAGTAGAAATCTCAGTACCTTTACCACCTTCACGGCGAGGCATCCAGAAGTCTTCCATCATAGATAGGTGACGGCGATCGTCACGTGTTTCACCAGTAGTTGCGTCATAAACAATCTTGTTACGGAACTTGTTCATGATGTCGTTAACATACTGTTCAGCTTTTAGCTTTGGTAAGTTACCAACGTCAACATAGAAAATTCTACGTTCTGGGGCACGCGAAATACGATAGATGACTAAAGAGTCTTCAATCATCTTCAATTGGTTAGTTGGCTTGATCGCTTTATGTAAGTGAGAAAGCGTCATACCAGAGTTCATGTCCATGGCACCTGATGGGCAATGAACCACAGAATCCAAAGGAAGTTTTACACCTTGTGTAGATTGTTCGCTCATACCCTTATCGTTGTAAAGGTAGAACTCTTCCATTGTCTTGATAATTTCAACACCTTGAGGAGTTTTCTCCTTCTTGATGTTTTTGATTTTACGGATCTTACGGGGATCAATAAAACGTAATTCTTGAATACCAGCTTTGACGTTAGCTTCGTCAAGCAGTACTTGATAATACAAACGACCATCAATATACCATTGACGGAAGATCTCATGTCCACGGTCATTAAACTTTAATAGTCTAAGGACTTCTCTGAACTCGTCTGTAATTTTATTTTTAATACCAGAAGAAACTTTCAACTCGTCGAGAATAATTTCAACAGGTTGTTTAGATTCATCAGAGATAAGTGCCTCGTTTACGATGTCTTCAATAGCGGCATCGCAATCAGTATATTGGGCAATCTCGCGATAACGACGAATAAGGTCGTTTTCGTTTTTAAGGGATGCATCTAAGTCGACAACCATGCCGTAATAACCACCAGCATTTACGCCAGTGTTTACTACGGTGGAGCCGTCTTGGTTCGATGGAGGAACTACCGAAGGAATCGGTAGAACCTGCTCATCTTTCGCACGTTTGATTTCAAAGCCAAAAAGCTGCATTATATACTTATCCTTCTAAGATTAAACTGGGAAAGTACCAATTGGAGTATTGATACCAACGTTAATACCGAAGTTAGCACCAGCACCTTCGTTAGAAGTGAAGAAGTTGTAAACGAATTCAACGTCGAACTGTTCAATAGCGTTTTGTTGTTCGTAGTCAAGAGTGATCGCGCCAATGTTAGTTGGGAAAGCGTCAGTAAACTTGTACGATTTGATAGTTGCACCGTTACGGTCAAGTTGGTGAACAGACAAGTCAACTTGATAGTCAGTAGGGTTAGTACGACCGTTAGTTGTATTGTATTGTTGAATACCAGATTGCCATTGCTCAAGAGCATTACGGATGTTGAAAGTTGTATCGTTGTAGATCGAAACAGTCCAAGGCTGGAATGAACGCTCACCAGCGAAGTTCACTGGACGACCGCGATACGGAATAGAAATTGTTTCAATAGTTGATGCAGGTAAAGAAGCAGCACGGCATAGGAACTGTGCTCTCTGACCAGCAATAACACCTAGTGTAACGAATGATGGGAATGTCAACTCAACTCTGAATTGGTTCGGACGTGCACCACCACCGATCATCTGGGCTTTAAAGTCAGCAATATTTGCCATTTAAAATCTCCTTGTTATTACTTTTATTTATTCGTTTTAAACGAGGGGAATTTCTTCCCCTCATCTAATATTAGCCACCGATTTCGCTGAAGGCGATGCTTGAACGAGCGGCAACGAAGTTAAGAGTAATAAAGTTGATAGAACGAGTTGGTTTAACGAAGATATCGGCAACGAATTCGTTACGATCGATAACTTCACCACTGTTGTTAGACTCATCACACTTAACTAGGAAGTCAGTAATACCACGACGACCTTGTACGTCACGTAGGAACGGTTCAATTAGGTTCTTGAACTGACCACGAGTGAACGCATCGTTAAATTCGAACAATTGATACTTAGCTGCAGTCGCGATAGATTTCTCTAGAACGATAAACAAGCGGCGAACGTTAATACGGTCAAACGCAGATGGTTTAGCCAACAATGTCTTATCACCGAACAGAACAGTACCTTGACCTGGGAAAGTAACAACTGGGTTAATAGAGTTACGATACAAGTTATCACGGTTAGTTTGGTTAGGGTTGCAAGACAAGCGAACAACGTTCTTGATTTGACCACGGTTTAGACCACCTGGAGACCACCATGGATCGTTAGTGTAGTCAGTACGAGCGCATAGACCAGCAACGTCACCGTTCAATGGAACCCAACGATACACGTCGTTATAGCGGTCATATTGGTACTTGAAGCCAGAGTCTAGCACTGTGTAAGAGTTAGAACCTAGTTCATCGCGGTAAGCAATGATCTTGTTAACTGCTGAAGAGTTATCACCGATAATAACTTCACCAGTGTCCACGTCTTCTGGAGAGATAAACAATACTGCATCTAGACGAGCAAGAGCAACGTTGTCGATGATGTAGTTAGCAACATCAGGAGATGCCTTACCAGCCATGATCAAGTTGATATCGTACAATTCAGCGTTAGAGAATAACTCATACGCAGTCATACGTTGACCAGAAGTAGAAACAGCATCGTCAAAACCACCAGATAGAGACTGTGTCAACGGCATAGTCATAGACTTGAATGCAGTGCCAGCCATTACACCACCCCAGTTAGTAGCTTCATAGCCACCAACAACAGAGTCAGTGTGGTCAGTCCACCACAACCACTCAGAACGACCGTTAATAACGTCTTTGTAGTAGTTGTTTGTACCGTCTGGTTTCTTGTTATCAGAAGCCTTAGATACGAAAGCATACTTTTCTAGAACAGCGTTTTCAACACCAGAGATATAACCCTTTTCGTCGATAACGATAATGTGTAGTTCGTCATTAGAACCACCGATACGGGAAGCACCTTCAGAAGTTCCTGGAGCAGCGTCGAACTCATCTTTGTAAGCCCAATTATTGTAAGTTGCAGCGTCAGCCATAGACACTTTTAGAGTGTTACCCAACTTGCCTGGATACTTAGCAGCCCACTCACCAGTAACACCACCACCGTTGATGAAGTTAGCAGAGTAATACTGAGCGTTAAGAATTGCAACACCAGCAGTTGTAATAGAAGTTGAAGTAACAGCATTTGTGCCACCTTCTGGTGCATCAGCAACAACAACAGTTGGAGGAGCAGATAGACCAGTACCACCTTCAGTGATAGTGATGCTTTGGATAGAAGATGGACCAACAACGATAGAACCAGCAACAGCGCCAGAACCACCACCACCAGTGATAGTAACAATTGGAGTCTTCTTGTAACCAGAACCACCGCCAGTAACAGAGATAGAAGCGATAGAGCTAGAACCGATAACTGCAGTAGCAGTACATCCATCGCCAGTAGCATCAGAAATATCTACTGTTGGAGCAGAAGTATAACCAGAACCACCAGAAACGATAGAGATAGACTTGATAACAGAATAGCTTACAACTGTATCCGCCACGGCACCAGTACCAGAACCACCAGTGAATGTAATAGTTGGTTCAGTAGTATAACCAGAACCACCAGAAACGATAGAGATACCAGTAACTGCGTCGCCTGTTAGTGTGGCTGTTGCAGTAGCACCAGAACCACCGCCACCAGAGATAGTAACAGTTGGGGCAGTTAGATAACCAGAACCACCGTTTACAACAACAGCTGATGTAACAGCACCTGCTAGAACTGCACTAGCTTGAGCGCCAGAACCGCCACCGCCGATAAACGCGATAGTTGGTGAAGTATAACCAGAACCTTGGTTAGTTACAGTAACAGAGTTAATTGCAGAACCAGAAAGAACTGCAGTAGCAGTACATCCTACACCATCATCACCGCTTGCGGCAACAACAGAAATAGTTGGTTCAGTAGTATAACCAGAACCACCGCTAGTGATACCAATAGAAGTGATAGCACCACCAGAAAGAACTGCAGTAGCTTCAGGTTGAACGCCACCATCTTCTTGTACGTTTTTAATTGTTGCTACTGCAGTAGCACCAGTACCACCGCCACCAGTGATTTGTACAGTTGGGTTAGTGTAATTAGCACCTGGATTAGAGATAGTGATAGCGATAACGTGTCCGCTAGAAATTTGAGCAGTAGCTACACAGCTTACTAATTCTTCGTTTGCGTCTAATACAGTAACTGTTGGAGCAGAAGAATAACCAGAGCCACCAGAAACCACTTCAATAGAGTCGATAAGACCTTGAGTGTGAATAACAACTGCTGGGGCAGCTTCTAGGGAATTGTAACCATAACCATTATTGATTAAAGTAACTGCGCTCAAAGAGCCAGATGGTGTAACCACCGCATTCTTCATGTTAGTAGTCTGTTGACGTACCAATAGAAGATTATTAGAATAAGATAGGAAGTTAGCAGCAGTAAAGAAAGACTGGAAGTTATTGTTGTTTGGTGTACCAAAACGACGAACTAACTCATCTTCTGAGGTAATTGTGATTGGTTCCAAAACTGGACCCCAGTCGAACTGGCCAGCAAACGCACCAATGGAGGTTGCTACGGCAGGAACGATAGAAGTAAAGTCTTTTTCTACGACTGCAACGCCTGGAGATAATTGAAACGGCATTGTTGTTCTCCTTGTTTATAATGATTGCCTAGACAAAAACTGTCTACAATTTTATTTAGTTTTTAGTTGTTTTCACTCAAAAATTCAAAGGATCGGCTTCAGGTTTACCGTCATCATAGAATCCAAACGGAGTCAAATCTTCTTCGATAGCCTTAATTTGCTTTTCGTACATAATCTTACGCATGTTAATGTTATTTAGTTCTTTGAAATAACTTTGAGTTGTAAGCCATCCAAATAGAACCAAAGGCATAACCAAGTCGTCATGATAACCTTCGTCGGCTTCATAAGAGCCACGTTTTTCAATAAATGTAGAGATTTCAGAAATAGTATCAGGGTCATTGATTAAGAGTTTATCTTCTTCAACCATAGCCTTGAAATTGTGACAACCGATGCGTTTTACACGTTTGTCAGTATTAACACCTAACTGAGACTTCTGTCCGCCGAAACCACCACCGATAGACTGCACACCGTTAGCTCTGGACACCATAAGAATATTCTCATACTCTAGTTCTTGGTGCATAATCTGAGCCACTTGGTCAGAGACGTTAGTTTCAATTAAGATAAATGCGTTATTGTATTCCGTCGCGACTTTGAAAATTACAGTTGGGAACAACAACGGTGTAATGTCATTCCTCTTATATTTCGCTACGATACGATATGGCGTTTCAGTAATGTCAATCATCTGAATTGTAGAAGAGTCACCTTCCACGCCAGCTGCAATATCAATAACACCACAATAAGTGTGATTCTTCTGTGGTCTTTGGAATACGTCTAAACCATCCTTGCTTAAGATAGGCTGATCAACGGACATCTTAGCAATAACGTCGGCACGGATTAGCGTTAAGCTAGAACCTAGGAAGTTACATAAAACCTCTTGGTTGAACTTGAGCTCACCAAGCATACGCTTCTGTTCTTCAGCCCAAGCTGCATCACGTCCTGGGATTTCCCAGTATGGAATAAACAATGGAACGAAACCATTACGGTCGTTCTCAGCATCATTCCAGAAACGCCAGAAGTGGTTATAACCTAGTGGAGTGGAAGACAGTAGAATCTTAGTTGTTTGACCCGCAGAAATAGTTGGGTAAACCGCAGTGAAGAATTCTTCGGCAACGTTGTTTGGAATAATCGCAGCTTCGTCAACGTATAGCATGTTAACAGACTTACCACGAATACCAGACTTACCAGTAGCAGCAGTGAATACCTTTGAACCGTTTTCTAGTTCAATGTCACCCTTGTTCCAACCAGTAACACCTTGCTGCATCCACTTAGGTAGGTTCTCATACATCGTTTGATAACGATCCAAAACTTCACGGGCAGCTGCAGCTTTGTTAGCTAGAATAGCAACTGTTTTGTTATCATGGAATAGGGTGTACCAAAGAATGTAGGCAGCAGAAGAAGTCGTCTTACCTTGCTGACGACCTTCCATAAGAATAACACGACGGTTATTGTGGATGATGTCGATCTTTTTCTTTTGACAATCATACAACTTGAATAGTTTTAAACCA